GCCCTATCCGATCGACTGGCATCTGCACCGCAGCGAGGAGCGCTATCTCGGTTTCATCTTCGATCGCAGCCGGGAAGTCGTCTCGCCGCAGCCTGGCGATGTGATGGTCCTGCGCTACGGCCGTTGCTACTCGCATGGCGGCATTGTGACCGACGACAGTCCGCTGACCGTCGTGCACGCCTATTATCCGGCCGGCAGGGTTGTCGAAGAAGAGGTCGCTCGCAATGCCGTGCTGGCCGATGCGGCGCGGAAGCCCCGCTTTTTCAGCTATTGGGCGGGGCAATGAGCATCTTCCGCACCGGCGCCAAGCAGGCCGCGGTCACGCCGGACTATACCGGATTGCAAATCCAGACGGCCGTCAACGCGCTGCCTGTCGCGATCGTATGGGGGCAATCCAAGCTCGCGCCGAACGTCATCTGGTACAACAACTTCCAGACCATTGCGCAGCAGAGCGGTGGCGGCGGCAAGGGCGGAATTTTCAGCAGCGGCACGACGACGGGCTACAGCTATACCTCGTCGGTGATGATGGCGCTGTGCGAGGGGCCGATCGGCGGCATCAATCAGATCTGGCGCGGGCAGTCGCTCTATACGCTTTCGAGCCTGGGATTGTCGTTGTTCACCGGGACGACGCCGCAGACGCAATGGAGTTATCTGGCAACGGCTTATCCGTCGCAGGCGCTCGCCTATCAAGGCACCGCCTATGTTTGCGCGGCGAATTACAACCTCAGCGACAGCGCGACGCTCGATAATCACAATTTCGAGGTTTTGGGCTTTCGCAACGGCAGCGGCGCGAACGGTGTCGATGCCGACCCGGCCCAGATCGTCAGCGATTTTCTCACCAATGCGCAATACGGAATAGGCTTCCCCGCAAGCAGCATCGCCGCGGCCACTCTGTTCGGCTCCGGCGGCGACGCGTCGCTTCAAACCTATTGCGCCGCCGTCGGTCTGGCGCTGTCGCCTGCGCTCAACGACCAGGAGCAGGCCTCGAGCATTCTCGGCCGCTGGCTGCAGCTCACCAATACGGCCGCAGTCTTGTCCGGCGGGCTTTTGAAATTCATTCCCTTCGGCGACACGGCGACCCTGGCCGGTACTGCGCAAACCGCGACCATATCGGTGGTGCTGCCGGCCACCGGCACTTTCGTCACGCCGACGCCGCAGGTCTATGTCACGCTGCCGTCCCGCTTCGTCGCCGATCTCGGCGTGACCTATTCGGTCGGCGGCACGGCGTTCACTTATATCGGCTCCGCCACGCCGTCGATCGCGGGCACCTATGCCATCGCCCCGAACGGAACTTACGTGTTCGCCAATGCCGACGCGAATGCCGGCGTGACCATCAAATATCAATATACGACCGCCACGAGCTTCGTGCCCAACGTGACGCCGATCTACAATCTCGACGACGCCGACTTCAAGGCGGAGCACAACGAGGATCTGCTGCAGGTCGTCCGCAGCGATCCATATCAAGCCTACAATGTCTGGCGCATCGAGATTGCCGAGCGGGTCAACGCCTATAATCTCACGACGGTCGAAGCGCGCGACCAGAATGCCATCGAACTCTATGGCATGCGCATCGCCTCGACGGTCACCGCGCACGAAATCTGCGATCCCAATGTCGCGCTGATCGCCGGCCAGCTGATGCTGCAGCGTTCGGTCTATATCCGCAACAGCTATAAATTCCGGTTGTCTTGGGAATACTGCCTGCTCGATCCGATGGATCTGGTGACGGTGACCGATGCCATCCTCGGCCTGTCGAATGCGCCGATCCGCATTATCGAAATCGAGGAGGATGAGAACGGCCTGTTGCAGATAACGGCCGAGGAGTTTCCGCTCGGCAGCGCGACCGCGGTGCTCTATGCCACGCAGCCGGTCTCGAATAGCCCGATCAACCGCAATCTCGCGCCAGATCCGGTCAATACGCCGATCATCTTCGAGCCGCCGTCGGCGCTGGTGGGAACAACCGCGCAGGTATGGATCGCCGCTTCCGGCGGCGCGGGCGGCGTCGCCGACCCGAATTGGGGCGGCGTCTTCGTCTGGCTGTCGCTCGACGGCAGCTCCTATGCGCAGATCGGCACGATCACGTCGCCGGCACGGCAGGGCGTGCTCACGGCAACGCTGCCGGCATTCGACGGGACGAATCCCGACACGGCCGACACGCTCGGCGTCAACATGGCTGAAAGCGGCGGCGTCTTGTCGAGCGCCACGGCGCTCGACGCTCAACTGACCAATACGTTGTGCATCGTCGACGGCGAGCTTTTGTCCTACGAGACGGCGACGCTCACCGCGGCCAATCATTATTCGCTGACGACGATCTATCGCGGCCTTTACGGGACCGCGGCGGTTGCGCATTCAGCGGCCGCGGCGTTCGCGCGGCTGGACAGCGCGGTGTTCGAATACGATCTGCCGCCGCAATATGTCGGTCAGACGCTCTACATCAAACTGCAAAGCTTCAACGTATTCGGCGGCGGCGTTCAGGAGCTGTCGGCGTGTACGGTGTACACCTATTCGCCGACCGGCGTCGCGATCGACCATCCGATTGCCCGCTCGCTCCTTGTCAGCACGTCGATGGATTTCGGACTCGTGACCGAAGCCGTCGGCGGCGCGGACGACTTCGGCACCCCGTTCACTCTCACCGTAGAGCTTAACCTCGATCTCGGCGCGGCATGAGGAGAACCGAAAATGACAACAGCGGTTCAGGTTCAATACCGACGCGGCACGGCGAGCCAGGTCGCTTCGTTCACCGGCGCGCAGGGCGAGCTGGTCGTCGACACCACGAACAATCGCGTGGTGGTGCAGGACGGCGCCACCGCGGGTGGGTTCGCTGCCGCCAAGCTGACCGACGTCGGCACGGTCACGGGCGTGCATGGATCGAGCGTGCAGATCGGCGTGATCGAAGATCTTATCACCTGCTCGGGTGCGTCGTCGGTTTCCACGGCGGCGATCCCGAACCGCGCCATCGTGCTCGCAGTTTCGACCTATGTGGCGACCGCGATCACAGGCGCTACGTCTTACAATGTCGATGCCACGACCAGTGCGAGCGGCGGTTCCGGCACCACCGCGGGCCAGTTCGGCTCCAGCCTCGGCATCGCCGCCGGATCGAACAACTCAGGCGTCATCGGCCCGACCGCCTGGTATGCGACGTCGACCATCAAGCTCACCGCGCAGGGCGGCAGCTTCACCGGCGGTACGGTGCGGGTGGGGATTCAATACGTTCTCTGCGGTGCGCCGACGAGCTGACAGCAGTTCCGGCGATCTGACCGCGTTCCTCTAACCGACTCCCAAACAACGAGGTGACCTGATGCGAGCGATTCTCGCCACGGCGATCTATTGCGTTGTAACCCTGACCTCTGCGGACGCGCACACCGGGCATCGTCACCGCGGTGCATCGGCCGCCGCGATGCTCGGCCCCGGGCTGGCGCACATGTTGGAAAGCATAGACAAGCCGCGGGCTTGGTGCGGCTGGTACATGCGGCTGGTCGAACGGGTCGCCGATCCTTCTTACAATCTCGCCGCCAATTGGGCGCATTACGGGCGGCCCGCTTTCGGGCCCGCGCCGGGCGTCATCGTCGTCTGGCCGCACCATGTCGGCGTGATCCGCGGCGGCCCCGATAGCGCCGGCGCTTGGCTCGTCGAATCCGGCAATGACGGCGGTGCCGCGCGCATGCGCTTTCGATCGCTGCGCGGGACGATTGCGCTGCGAACAGCGGGGGGCGGGCTGTGATCGCGCTCGCTGCGCTGAAAGCGGCAAACGCCGCGCGCTGGACCGCGATGCGCATCGAGCCTGCGCTCGGCGCCACGCTCGATCGGGTCGCTGGCCGCCTGATCGCTCCTGTCGCGAAGGCCCGATACGAGACGGTCTCGGCGCAAACCAGCGTGCCGTGGTTCGTCATCGCCGTCGTCCATGAACGCGAGGCGTCGCAAAGCTGGGCGGCCAATCTGGCGCAAGGCGATCCGTGGAACGCGGTGTCGGTGCATGTTCCGAAAGGGCAGGGGCCGTTCGGCAGTTGGGAAGATGCCGCGGTCAATGCGCTGGAACGCTCTGCGCCTTACGCGGCGCATTGGGTCGACTGGTCGATCGGCGGCACGCTGACCTTGCTCGAGCAGTATAACGGCCTCGGCTATGCGCAGCGCGGCGTGCCGTCGCCCTACGTCTGGGCCGCCACCGATCAATACACATCCGGCAAATACATCGCCGACGGTCATTACGATCCGCATGCGATCGATCATCAGCTCGGC